TAAAAATTTTACTTACCCTATCATAGTCGCTTGCGATGCATCCAATTCCTAAATCAAAATCTTGTTTATTAACTGTGTCAATAAATTCTGTATTATTTTTAGTTTTGACAAAGGTTTCTTCAAAAGTATGTCGCGGCATTTCTTCTTTAACTTTTTGCCACGCATCATAAATTAATCCATCATATTTGCCATTTCCTTTATCAATTACATAAGGTGGTTGAATATTTATAAGTACTTTGTAAGTTTTACTTGCAGAATGTTCAGATGGTTTGTTATATTCTTTTAAATGTTGAAGTTGTTCGTCGTATATTTTATCATTATAGTTCATATACTATAATAATAAAATATTTGTTATATAAAATTATGATGATGAAATTCCAAATTTCTCATTTAATATATTATTTTTAGTTTGTTGTTTCTTTTGTAGTCTCTTCTTCAATTGAAAATTGTTTGAAGGGATTATCTTATTGTTAATTATAAATTCGTCATTATCTTCGTGAAATTCTGGCAAAATTCTTGTTAAAGGTTTGTCTACAATCAAAAACAACCGTTCAGATTTCAATAAAGCTCGGTATTCTTGAATAGACAAATTTCCATAATACTTGTCCAACATATAATGGGGGTTTGGTGCAGGCTTAATGTTCTTTGAATACTGATAAATCTTAGAATAAATGTGATTAATTAAATAATATCGCTCAAACTTTGTTGAGCTATCAATGTTTTCTTCCATTAAATGTGCTACTGCGCATTCAGGACTGCAGAAACATCCATAAACTTGGTAAGAATCTTTGATATAATTTTTTGGAATATAAATTGGTGGATTGTCAAAATCGCAAGAACACCAGAAGCAGGAAGACTTTTTATCTGAAACATTGTTAATGTGGAGATTGTGTTCTAGAATTTTTAATTTTCTCCATATTTCTTTTGTTTCACATGCGTCGTCGTCCTGAATGTCATTATAAGAAACATTTGAAACATTTGTTATATTCGCAATATTAGTTGTATTAATAGAGCTATCCGAGTTTAAAGTTTTCAAAAATGAATCATCTGGTTTACTAATTATTTCATATGACAAATCGTTTGTTCCACCAAATTGAAAAGAATCAATATTTGAACATGTAAAATTTGCGTTATAATCACCAGATGTTTGCAAATCTTTTAATGAGCATTTTAGATGCAAAATAATATTTGGCTTGTTTTCTTTTTGCTCAATAACTGGGAGGGTTTGTTGAATAATCTTTCCCCCTTTGGGCTTTCTTCCTCGTTTTTTTGCCGCTGGTTTTACTACTAAATTTTCATCTTCTGATCCAGTTGGTAAAAAATTTTCAATATTATTATTGTCCGATTCTTCTGTTGAATGTTCTTCTTTAAGTTCATTTACTATTTGAAGTTCAATGTTGTTTTCAATTATGCAAGTTGATTTAGTTTCTATTACAGAATTTTTCGCTAGTTCTTGACTAGCTAAAATATCTTTTTTAGACTTACGCCCTCGCTTGGGCTTTACTACATCTGGTGCAATGTTGCTCATTTTTATAGTATAATGTATTCTATCACCACTAATTTAAATTGTTTTAATAAATGTTTAATGCAGTTTATTGAGGTTTTAGGATGAATTTTTATCATAACAAACTCTACAAACTGGAATATAGTTGTCAGACCCTACTAGCATCTGTTGGGTTTCCTTTGTCAAACGAAGCGAAAATATTCCATGAACACCATTTTTGCAAATAGAACACAATGATGTTAGCTTCACTACTGAATCACAAATTGGAATAAGGTCTAACATTTGACCAAATTTATTTCTTTGGAAATCTCCATCTAATCCCGCGACATACACTTTTTTATTTTCCTTCAACATATCTAGAACACAATCATACAAGTCGTCAAAGAACTGTCCTTCATTGATTAGTATTACTTCTGCTGAGCGAATCTTTAAATGATTGCTAGAGTTTTCATCAAAGGGATTATCAATGTTTCTGTTCGCCCAAATATCAGTTAAATGTTGGGTTTGAATGCAAGGAATCATTAATTTGTCGTGTGTTGAAAGCATAGAGTCGTGATATCTATTATCTGAGCAATGATTTACAACCGCAACTGGAATATTGCAAAATGAGCACTGCTTGTAAATTTCAAGAAGCTTGGAGGTCTTCCCAGAATACATGGGACCCAAATATAACTCTAGTTGACCCTTAGATTGTACCATTTCTTTTTGATTGTACATTAATATAACTCAATTATTAAATTTCAATTATTTTCTTTAAACCTTTAGATATTTACAAGACAGATTATTTAGAGCAACGCGCATTTTTAAATGCTGACTTACATAGCAAAAAAGTTTAAAATAAGACCGCTATGTCCACCGATCATCAGAAGCCTGTAGGCTTCCAGACACAAAAAATAGCAATTTTAACACATCTTAAGATGATTTATTCCTAAAGCTTAAATATCATTACAATATCTGGGATGAGATTTATTTTTTTTCTAAAAAGAATATTTTAAGGAGAGGGGTCGCAGGGTATGGAACCCTGAAGAGTTTCTGAAACCTGGGTTCCCTGCTAAATTTTTCATTCTTTTCTTTTACAACTTCATTTATAGTGCTTTCCATTTACACAAATAATACAAATATATTTTTAATGTATCTATAAAAATATATTATAGGTCGGCACTTAAAATACGCATTGCTCTAATTTACAAAAGGAGGATAATTTATATAAATTTCATCCTTTCTTGTATTTTTCATATCTAAATTGCTCGGTATTAATTCTTTATTTAATTCAGGAGGGTTTTTAAAATGTTTTTTGTGTAAGTATGTACATTCAAAAACATTTGGAATAATAACTCCATTATGATTTCTAGTACCGCAACAATTATTTCCATGAAAGTGAATTAAATAGTGATTTTTATTTATTTTATCAAATACATCTATTTCTTTATTATTAAACGGATAATGAAACTCCATTACGATTTGTTCAAATTTATTCATTTGTTCATCACTTAAACTTTTTATCCAAGGTATTTCACCTCCTTCTATATCCATCTTTATAAAAATGCGATCATTTACATCTATAATATCGTGTAAATTTGTATTTTTGTTATCATTACTAAAACCAATATTTTTTTTTATAAATATAATCTTGCTGGTTTCTTTTGGTAGTTTATTTATTGTTCCATCAAAGGCATACGCTTTATCTATTGCGTATTTATTTACAAAATCTTCTTCAAAAGAAATATCATTTTGTATACCACCTGCAAGTAATGTTGTATATTTTATATTAGGTATTTCAGCAATAATATAACCACCATCATAATCTTTTCCTAATCTTTTCTTTTCAAACGGGGATTTAAAAACTGTTAAAACAGAAGGATTCATATATATATTATATTGTATATTATATATATAATTATAACAGAGTAAATAATCGGCATTTTAAATGCCTAAAGGTGTAAAACATCAAAAATAAAAACCAATAATCATAAAAACCAATAATGATAAAAACCAATAATCACAAAAACCAATAATCATAAAACCCAAACATATAATAATAAATAAAATCAAATAAAATATAAAACTAAAGGGTAGTTTATAGAATGAGTAGTATTCCGTGGGTTGAATCGTATAGACCCAATAATTTTGAAGATGTAGTATTAGATCCATTAAACAAATTAATTATGAAAAACATTGTAGAGACTTCGTATTTTCCGCATTTGTTGTTATATGGTCCGCCTGGAACGGGAAAAACGTCTAGCGCAATGATATTGATCAATGAGTATCACAAAAAACACAATCAAAAATCTTCTGAATTAACAATAACTCTTAATGCATCAAATGAAAGGGGTGTTGATATTATACGCAATCAAATAAGTCAATTTGTAAATTCTAAAACACTTTTCAGTAAAGGTATGAAATTTGTTGTCTTGGATGAGGTTGATTATATGACAAAAAATGCGCAGCAAGCGCTTCATTATCTAATTCAAAATTATTCAAGCGCTGTGAGATTTTGTTTAATATGCAATTACATTAGTCGCATTGATGAAGGTTTACAAAACGAGTTTCTAAGATTAAGGTTTAATCAACTTCCAAAGGGAGATATTATTGTTTTTCTAAAAAATATATCAGATAAAGAGGGGTTGAATATGTCAGATGGATCTATAAAACTCATTCAAACTTTATATGGTTCTGATATGCGCAGTATGATTAATTTTATGCAATCAAATCAAAATGTTGTTGATAGTCATTTTAATATTATAGATGCAACTGTTTGGGAGACATTACACAGTCATTTTGTTAAAAGAGAAAAGCTTTCATCGCTGGATTCATATATTCAGCACATTAGCGTAAATTATAACATTGATAAAAAAAATATAATTAAGGACTATCTGAATTATATTATTCGCAATAAATCAGAACTAATTAGTAGCAATTTTCTTAATTTTATAGAAAATATTATGCACAATCCGGATTTTAAAAATATTAATTATATACATTATGCTCTATCTAGACTAAAGACATTTGTACCTAAAGATTCAGATTCGTAAAGTGTCATTCGTTGGCGGAGTTTTGTCATGAAATCGTTCGGTGGTGAACTTTTTGACGGATCAAAGCAATTTTGCTTTAAATCATATGTAATGCGTTCACAATTTGAACCTTTATTATTGTTTATATAGGACTTTTTAGCAATTGGAATTATATTACTCCTTTCATGGATGATGCGCACTTTACAATCAATCATTTTATATTCTAGTATTACAAAATAAAATTGACATAAATTTAATTTAAAGAGTTTAAAGCCAACCTTGGGAATATTGTTATGGCAACCATGTCCTTAACTATTGACGATGAATGGGAAAACTTTCTGTCACCGGAATACGAATGCGATGAAGTTGATGGCGAAAATGAAATTTCCTCAAATATGGATGGAGAAATACTTTCTGAAATGGGGCTTCTCGTAGAACCCCCTAAAGCTTCTGAAATTTATATTTCAACAAAATCAAAAATTGCGTATTTGAATAATGAAATTAATTTAAGGGATGTATTTTGGAAAGTTCCAGTTATACCTTATGCCGCACCGCAAAATGGTGTTATTAAAAAGCAGATGAAATTCAATTCATTGACGCAAGAGGAACTTGACGGCGTTCAAGAAAACTTAAAACACGAAAACCATTACGAAGAACAGGTAATTACTAGTATTAATAATCCAAATGGTCGTATTAAATTCAAAGATATTAGAAAAATTAGCGTGGGAATTTCTAAGAAGGATCTTATGAGCTATCGGTGTAAAAAGAAGAGTGCATTTTACAACTGTTTTGTTATGATTTTGCGTATTAAAATTGATGATTCTTTTAAAGAGTTCCACATTAAGGTGTTTAATACTGGTAAATTGGAAATACCAGGGGTTCAAAATGATAAGATATTTGAAACTGTATTAAAAAATATAATTAATACTTTGCAACCACATGTAATAGAGAAGCTTGAGTATTTGCAAAAGAGCGACACCGTTCTTATTAACTCTAATTTTAATTGCGGGTTTTACATTAACCGCGAAGCACTATTTGATATACTTAAATTTAAGTATAATATTCAATGCATTTACGACCCGTGTTCTTATCCAGGAATTCAATGTAAGTTTTATTATAATGAAGATCTTAAAGATCAGACCGGGATTCAACCCGCTCAAACTGCAGAGATCACGAAGGATGAAAATGGTAAAAAAATTAAAGACAAAAAAATAGTGGAAGTGTCTTTTATGATTTTCAGAACTGGAAGCATTCTCATTGTTGGAATGTGTAATGAGAATGTGTTGTATATTATTTATGAGTATTTGAAAGTCCTTTTGACAAAAGAATTTCATAAAATAAATCAAAGGATTATTACAAGCGAGAATAAAATTTCAAAAGACAAGAAGAAGAAGGTACGGCGAAAGAATATTCACATATCCATTCAAACACCAACCGCTTAACAGAACATTGTGTGGATTATTTATATTTTATTTGGATTATTTTTTTTACATATAGAGCTAAAATCCCACCAACTAAGGCTTCTATTATTGTTATAAACCAGTAATATATGTCAATTGTAGTCCACTGATAACCTAAGTCAAAGTCTCCATAAATTGTTTTACTTAACAAAGATCCAATAATAACAGCCATTAATAAATGTGGAATATTTGACAACTTGTTTGTTATAATTGCTCCGAGAAATCCGCCAATAACTGTAAGTATAACTTGTGTGTAATTATATTTATTCTGCGTCATAATAAACGACATATAATATAATATATATTATATATAACAGTTATAAAAATACACACTTAGGCTAGAACCCATTTAACAAAATTTATCGGAGGGTCATTTATTTTTTGTTCGCATAAAGGATTTCTCAATTTGTCTTTTATTTGACATTCAACAATATTATACTGAGTCTCGGGTTTCATTTTTGAGTACTTAACAACAAACAACTTCATTATTTCAAAATATTTGCTAATTGGAACATTCTTTGTCATTAAATTTGTAAAGACTTCAATTAAACTATAGCCTGTTTTATTTAATTTTGCTTTTACTATTTCATTTGTAATAAAATCAAGGTGCTTTATCATTTTTTGTTCTTTTTCTAAAACATAACTATAAAAATTTTTAAAAATCATTGTGTTTAAATTTAACATGTCCAATTTTTCAACGCTATCTGCAGATAATGGTTCAATAGTTTTACGAATTTCGGCATTCAATTCAAAAATAGTTTTTTTATAAACAAACATTGCTGCATCACGAGAGCTTAGCTGCAAAAACGAATGTTTATCTTCAGATATTTGACCAATGAATTCTGCATAAAAATAAAAGGCTTTTTGGCCGTGAAAGTACGCAACATCCAAATTTCTTGTGTAATATAATAAAAAACTAAATACATGTGTTATTGTTTCAACACCCCGCTCAATTATAAATTTTGTGTATGCGATATTTTTAAATCCGACATTGTCTGCAATAAAATTAAAATACTCATTAACTAAAAGATAATATTTTTCCACTATATTGTGAATGGGTTCGTTTATTGTTTTTTTATAGTTTTCCAAATTATTTAATGAATAATGCGAATTTGCAACATTTGTTTCCATTTAGTAATATAGTAAAGAAATATTTAAATTACAAATAGTTTTTAAAATATAAGTATTTAAAGACTTTTAAAAATTCTACTATATAAATATGTCAGCAGAACAGGCTAAAACCGAAGCTTCTAATTATAGATTGCCAAGCGACATTACTTTAAAGCACGCCGCAAAATTGGGCATCGTTGAAGATAAGCCAATTATGTTGGATTATTGGTCGGCGTCTCTTGACAAGAAGGCACTCGTTGGGGTTAAGGAGACTGGCGAAAAGTTGTTGGTAAAGTCTGAGGATGAGTACACTTCTCCTATTGCCAAGTTTTACAAGAGCGGAACTGAGTATATAATTATCACCGAGAATTCAATTTACCTTGTATGTTCGGAGATTCCTACTAGAAAGATTTCGTAAAACAACCTTCGGGAAAGGTTGAGCCAAAAATATAGTAAAAATCCTAACAAATATTAAAGGTTGAATAGCAATTAATATTTTTGTCTTTGTAATATAATATTATGCCAAATGGTAATTATTGGGTTGGAAGAGGGGGGTTTACATACAAAAGAAGTGGGGGTGGAGGAAATCATAGAAATTTTCCATTGGGATTAATTACCAATCAACCTGCTGATGTAAATAATAGTTATGTGGTTGGCGCTGGCGTTGGAGCATCTAGTAGAGCAACTAGGCGCGCTAAAATGATTCATGCAACTTTAAATACGCCCCAGTATCCTTATAACCGAATGTTTAACCGTCTTGGATTGCAATCGCAAGGTGGATCAAATGATTATGCTTATAACTGGTATTTTAACGATGTTTGGCCAAACCCTTATCCTTCTTTTTCGGGGTCTATTGCAAAAACCTTAAAATACACTATACTGCCATCTCTTGAAAGTGCTTCACCTTCTTCTAGGTCAACTGCAACTTCCAATGATGGTTCTATTATTGTTGGCGACTCTACTGGGTATAATGGAAATACTGTCGCAGTCAGGTGGGTTAATGGCGTTGTTCAAAATTTGGGGACTTTACCAGGAGATGATTATTCAAATGCAAATTTCTGTTCTTCTAATGGTTCTATCATTGTTGGATTATCGTCTTCAATTTCGGGAGGCCGTGCAGTTAAATGGGTAAATGGTATAATAAGCGAATTAAGTCCGGGAACAATTTCCGCTGCAAATGGTTGTTCGCCAGACGGATCATTAATTGTTGGTTATTACATATCAGGAATAACCGAGGTTGCGTGCGTCTGGTCAAATGGTTCCCGAGCTGATTTAACTGGACTGGGGGGCACGGCATGTCAAGCCAATGATTGTTCCGCAGATGGTTCTATTGTTGTGGGTTTTGCAACAAATAATAGTGATGTTAATGCATATGCCGTAAAATGGGTAAAAAATGGTAATTCTTATGGCGCTCCAATAACTCTTGGGTTATTGCCAGGAAAAAATAACTCTTTTGCAATAGAATGTTCCGACAATGGTTCAGTTATTGTTGGTCTATCTAATGTAGATAATAACGTTCCAACTTCATATAATTCTACCAAATGGATCAACGACTCGCCAATTAATCTAGGAAACCTCCCCGGAAATACCAGTTCTTATGGAACAGGTTGTTCTGCAGATGGAACTATTACAGTGGGCATTTCAATTGGGTTAAACAATAATGTTGATTACAGTACTGCGGTTAAATGGGATAATAATTCAATTTCTAGTTTAGGAATTCCTCCTGGATATACAAGTTCGCAAGCACAAGCTTGTTCTTCGGATGGGTCTATTATTGTTGGTACTGTTTATACGGTCAATTCTACTTCTAGCGCAATTAAATGGTATTATGCATAAAAGTATTTTATATAATGATAATGTATATAAAATGCCTAACGGAAGTTATTGGGTTGGAAGAGGAGGTTTCAACTATAAGCGCAGTGGAGGCGGTGGAAATCATCGCATTTTTTCTTTAGGAGCAATTGCAAATCGGCCACAGGATGTAAATAATAAATATGTACCAGGCGCTGGCGTCGGTGCATCAAGTATTGCAACCCGGCGCGCAAAGTTACTTCACTCTACTGTGTGCTCTGATCAGTATCCTTGTAGCAAATCTTATTCTCGCCTTGGATTGCAGTCTAGTGGTGGTTCAAATGATTATGCTTTAAATTGGTATGTAAAAAATATATAATTGTGTTTTTTTTATTTTATAATTGTCATAAAATAAAAAATGATCCAAATAAGTAGCAATAATTTAATGCAAAAATAAAACAATATGACTGAATTTTGGGGATTAGTTTTGTTTGCAACTTTTATTGCATTAGCCGCAGGTTTTACTGGTGCAATCGTTTATTGCGGTTGTATTGCAGCGGCTCATTATTGGAATAAACTACAGACTCCGCCTTTATCAACTGCCGAAAATCAAGTTTAATTTAAGTTATAATTTCCACTAAATGTTGAAGGAGTTACTCCTGCTGGATATCTTGATGCTGGGAATGATGTATAAGCTTGACGAGGATTACTTGTAAATGATGGCCGATTATTCCCCAAGAGCTGCCAATTGAGTGTGTTGTAATAAGCTTGTGTATTAACAAAATCTAATGGTCCTTGGTTTGCTTGCGTTTTCAAGTTATACCACAAATAATGTGTGACACCAACCTTTGTGGGTGTTCCGGCTTTCAACATGCTTAATCCGCTATGCGCATCGCTATTGTTTATGTAAGATTGTATGCTTCTAATTTTTCTAGGTCGGCCCGCCATTGATATATTTGCTTTAGATTTTTATTTATTTTTTTATTGGAAAGTTTTATAAAGATTAAGGAATAATCCTTAAAACAGATTTAGGGATTAGAATATAAATATAATCTATGTTTATAATATATATGCCAAAACTTTGTCAATTTGAAAATTGCAAAAAACAGGCTAATTATGGAACGGAGGTGGAGAAGAAAATTTTTTGCAGAGAACATAAAACGGATGATACAAAAAATATGTATCTAATGAAGTGTTTGTTTGATGGATGCAAAAAAAGAGCTGTTTATGGAAATTCTGTTAAAAAAAATATGTATTGCAAGGATCACAAAACTGAAGACACCGTTATCACTTGGTGCAAAGTGTGCGAACATGAAGAGTGTAAAGTGCAATCAGGCTTTAATTTTGAGGGAGAGAAAACTCCAAGATTTTGCAGCGAACATAAACTGGAAGGAATGGTAGATGTTTTGCATAAAAAATGTGAAGTTAATGGTTGCAAAATACAGTCTTGTTTTAATTTTGAAGGAGAAAAAAAAGGACGATTCTGTTTTGAACACAAATTAGATGGAATGGTTGATGTTAAATTTAAAAAATGTGCTTTTGAAAATTGCAAAACATTTCCAAGTTTTAATTTTGAAGGAGAATTTGCAAAATATTGTTCAAATCACAAAGAAGATGGAATGGTTAATGTTTTGCATAAACGATGCCAGTTTTTAAACTGTGAAAAAATTCCATGTTTTAATTTTGAAGGAGAAAAAACTCCCATTCTTTGTTCAACCCACAAGTTAAATGGAATGATTGATGTTAAAAATTTAAATGCAAGTTGTTTTTGTGGAGAAACTACTGGACCAAGTTTTAACTTAAAAGGTCTAAAACCAAAATATTGCAGTTCTTGTAAAACGCAAG